AGTTCCAGAGTTTGATATAAGGGATTGGCACACGGATCTGCGGAATAAAGTTATTGTACTCGTTCAATCCACCGTCATTAAACTCTTCCACAGCTGATAAGGGAATATCTAGACTACAGAGATAGTCACGCTCTAGAAAGTAGGAGATCATATCTTCCCACAGTTTCCATTCTGCGGCATCGTTCCACTTGGGTTTGAAACTGTGATTAGCACCAAAGAAGATATGCTGGATATCGTCTTTGAGATGTGCTTCGATCTCTCCGGGGTGCTTAACTCCCACCACGAACAGAGTTTTCATACCATAAGCAGGAGTGTGTTCTACTTCCGTGCCTGTGAAAAACTGTACATCATTTTTGATACCATCTGCATAATCACGATTCATATCGTTCGTCTCTTTCTCGTCTATGGGTTTCACAAAGTGTTTTGATCCAGCCTCGGCTGTTCTGTGTGCCAGGTGCGCCACACTCTTCACAGGCCACAGCGGACCAAGATTCCGCCATACGAACCATTCCGTCGATGACGTCGTCACCGCCGTTGTAGTAGAATCGCAGTGTGCCAAACTTTTCTTTGACCTGTGTAGCAACTACCTGCAGAACAGTTTTTCCTTGTTTCGTCTGCCAGTCTATATGATTCTGGATATTACCACAGAGACTGTCGATGATCGGATACCATCCATCACCGTGCTCGAATCCCCAGAACATACAGGTTTCCTGCATTGATTTATTGCGATCTGCGAAGATAAGAGGATACTTCTCGCAGAGCTGCTGATCTAGATCGTCTCTCATTGTTTTGGTAGATAGATTTTATAAAAGTTAAGATAGAAATCGACCCAAACACGGTTCCATTCTAGATAGAGATTGACTGCCTCTATATAGTTCGCCAGTGTTGGATCGGGCAAGTTTACACAGTTCATTGATCTTCCCAGTCTAAAGTTTCGTGATCATGTTCCCATTGCAGTTTTTTTAGTTTAGCAATTTCATCTTTGTATTGCAACCGTTGTTTCTTCAAATGCTGTATACGATCGTCAGAAAATGTTCCAGTTTTTTCTAATCCATCGATTTGTTTGTTCAAAATGCGGTGCGCTTCTTCTAAGTGAGCGATTCTAGTTTCGTACATAACTATCTCCTTATTCTGCTTTGAGTTTACTTAATTCTTCATCTTCTCTATCATCAGTCCAAGGTACTTCAACTTTGCCGTCTTCTTTGACTTCGTCAAATAAACTGTTAACAATGTTGGTAACACCGCCACGCAATCGGGCACCTTCCAAATTCTGCAAGAATCCAAGACGCTCTGCTTCAGCGATCATTTCAAAAGCTTCGTCTTTGGTCTTGAGATCGAACAGTTCTTCTACGAAACGATCAAAGTACAGGATGTTGCGAGGTACCCATTCCGAATACTCGTCGCTCTTGTCTGCATCTTTGACCTTTCGCCATTGTCTCCAATCGGGTTGATATGAAGCACGTTCAATATCCATTAGATTATTTGAGCGTTGCACAGCAACTATATGACAATAGACATTGTGTGCCATCATTAATGCATATCCAAAGCTATCCCAAGATGTCTTACCTTCTTTGCCGATCTTGTTCAGCATTCCTGGAGCATAGTGACAGATGTCAGCGACGCTGAGGCGTCGTCCAATCTCGCTTTCGAATGGGAAAGGAATATCGTGCCGTCCGGCAAGCATCTTATTATCCGGGGCCTTGTCCATGATAACTGAAAATCGCTTATTGGAGTGTTGGGCGTTAGTATACACAAGCCCGTGTGCGGTAGCGATGAAAGGACTTGCGCAGTCAAAACTGACGGTGAAATTCTCATTGACGTGTTTCCTTACTTGACGTTGTATGCTGGTTAGATAACAACTCCAATCTAATTGTGCTGTTCCTAAGAAGTGCATCCAATTCTTTTCGTCAAGCAAGCCATCAAAGCGTAGAGTAATCAGTCTTCTCAGTGTAATAGGCATCTTGCACATATTAGCACCACCCATGGCCCACCCTTCACAGGCCTTGTCTCCCCATATTGCAGGATCCGAATACTCTTTGACACCCCGATACCACTTCTCAGCGTTTTCCCAATTACTGCCCTGCAAAACGTTCAAAAATTTAGTAGCACCTACTCTATTATTTAAGAAATATTCGTTATTAAAGCGAGTTTTATCTAAGCAGTCTTCGAACGATTTTAAGCCGGTTTTAGGGCTGTGTATATGGTCACAGGCCCATGTAGGTACGTCTAACAGCATCGACCAGTCCGCAGTTAGCTCTAACCAGTTGAGAATGTCATCTCTGGTCTTATTAGCACTCTTACCTTCGAAATCCAGCCAATCAAACTTGAGAACACCTTTACCAACCTGATATCCGCCGGAATCTCCCAAGATTAAACTTTTGTTTCGATCTCTCTGCTGGATCATGGCATCTTGATCCATAGTTTTATTAAGATCTAATTGTGCGTGACCTGCGGAGAATAGGCCATACTTGTAGTAAAAATAGCCCTGTTCTGGATTGAGGAAGTTCATTCCTTCTACGCCACGATCGAATCCTTGTGGAATACGATCTTTAGGAATGAATTCTGACTTACGTTGTTTAGCAACATAGTCAGAATAGAAAGCACTGATCGCAGGCAAGTAGACTGCGTAGTCTTTCTGTAACGGTGTTAAGTCGATAGGTTTTGTCATGGTAGTTTCTTCATGGTTTATTTTGTGTAGAGAGGTAAGCAGTGACTTCTAAATTTTTCTTAGCTTCTTCGAACTTTTCTAAAGCTAGCCTTACTGCCTCGTTACCCTCAGCTAGCCTATGCCATTCTCTTTCTTTCCTCATGGACTGCTTGGCCCATTCTAGTGTTTCTTCTATATCTAAACTGAATCCAATATTGACAAATTCACCAATAAGTTCTTGCCATCTATTGGATCCTCCGTCGAAAACTTCTAACCTGTTCGTTATAGGATTAAATCTTACAGAGCCAGATGACAATGCGGTAGAATTAATAAAAGGACTATGATCAGAACCTACACTTACCTGCAAGTGCGAGCTAGAAGTTAACACAGAAGAAATCATTTAGGCAGCTTGTGCAGGAATGATATATTTGTAAGTAGCTAATCCACTGTCTAAGGTAATCTGAATAGCACCTTCGTTACTCAATGACATTTTTGTATTGTTGACATCTGCGATCTTAAGAATGCTCAAGATCGGTAACACCGGCCAAGTCCAACCTCGATCTAATTTACCATCAACACCCATAGCAAAGATAAACTCACCACCATGTGTACTAGCATCACCGAAGATAAACTTTAGGTTACCGCCATCAGTTTTAGCAAGGAAAGTAGGATGCTCGTTGTTAGCACCTGCTTGGAAATTGAAACGCTGTACTGCTGATACAGTAGGTTCGATTTCCACATCCCATTTAACACCACGGAACTTGACAGTCTTCATCTTTTCGTTGATGATTTCCTGATTCATAAAACGATAGTCGTTTTTAAAATCCCCGTCTTTGTTTTCGAAGTGGATGCCAACGGGAATAGTTTCTTCGTTGCGTTCTGCTGAAGTGATAGTGATCTTAGCGTCTTCTTTGTACTCAGCACCGTCTAAGAGATACTTGAGTTTGTTTAACTGCGGCATACCGAACGTACCGATCATGTCCGGATATGGATTAGCAGTTTCTGCTGTCATGATCACCGAGCGATCATCGGCCATCGAAAACATTTCTGTTTTTTCGTCATTTCCGTTAATTTTTACAGTAGTCAAGAACCCGAGATTCTGAGTATGACTTACAATGTCTTGAAGTATGTCTTTCATTTTTAGTTTCCTTTAGTAAGATTATATTTAGATCTTGAAATAAAATCAAGTAGATTTTTAATCAAAATCAAAGAGTTTAGAAAACGTATTGTCATTTCTAGTACTAGCAATGTCCCATTCCAGAACTCCAATTAAGTTTTCTAATTTTTCGTCGATGACTGTATTTTCCATAGTGGCATCGTCAAATGGTAAATCCTTAAACCATTGAGGCAATCTCATCTCATCTACAGGGTAAGCTACTGATGTATAGCCCATAGGATTATCTTTGACTTTACATACTATAACTTTCATTCCGTCAACGATTTGCATTGAATATTTGTCGTCCATCATGCGTCTGAGCGTATTCCAATTAAGGCTTGCTCGAACATGACCAGGCATATTTGCCTTGCCAGCTTTCTTTTCTTTGGCAGCATATTCTGTGATATTGTTTGCACGTTTTGGTGATCCTTTCTCCCAACCGGGTCTAGTTTTAAACTCAGTTCTAAAGTCTGCAATGTACTCTAAAACTTGGTCTTTTTCAATACCAGTCAATACTTTAGTTAAAACTTCTGAAAGGAAGTCTTGTATTACTACCGGAGTGTCGGATCTTTTAAGATCGAGGCCCATGGCTTTGATCTTTCCTGGTTTTCCGTCAACATCGGATCGCTTTCCTTCTTTGTCATAATAGAGCACTGCGTATCGCTTCTTGGTGATGAATAATCCTTTGGAAGCAACAATCTCGCGACCTGCCTTGATGACCTCTCCTCGTGTCTTTGGACAATGGAATGCGTCTGACATGAATTTAATAAACGTGCCATTTACTTCTTCTCCTATAGTATCATAAAGTTCTATCACAGATTCTTTGGTCCATGGAAGGACACCTTGATCTATATCTTTTTTCAATGTTACATATGCAGAAAAATAACACGAATCTGTATCACCGTAAATGATTGCTTTTCCTACGTGATCATATTCGCCTGTGATAATTTCATTAACTTTACTTGCCATATGTTTGGCAATCGCTCTTCCGGTGAGTGTAGTTGACTGTCCGATTCTATTATCAAAGAAACGGCAACCAGGATTAAGGATAGCACCATATAAAGAGTTAAGATTAATTTTTTTAACTAACTGACGCTTATCCCAATATTCTTCTTCAATTTTATTACCTGCAGAAATGCTCTCTTTTAGTTTAGCCTGCATTTCTTTACGTTCTTTATACCATCTTGCTAATAGTCCAGGTATGATACCTTCTCTTTCATATGTAAAAATAGTACCATTAGCACTAAGCATCCACGGTTGATTGCTTTCGAATATTAAGTCATAAATCTGTGCGGCAGAAAGTGTATCGCTACTACCCTCTTCCCAGTCAATAGTAATTTCTCTACCAACTTCTCTATTCATAACAGCAGTATATTCAAGAGAACCGAATATCCCTTCCCAGGCAGATGCAAATGATTTTCCTTTAGCTATTTGATCTTCGATATATTGTTTCGTACCGGTCGGTCTTAATTGACCGACGATAGTTTCTGGACCCATGTTTAAGGCACGAATCGCAGATGGATACAGAGAGTTAATATCTAGAGATCCGATCCATTCATGAATGCCTTTCTTAGGATAAGCAACATACGCACCTGCTGCTTGTGTGTCTCCTCGATCATCCATTTTAAGACGATTAGGAACAATAAATCCTCTACGATGTGCTTCGTTAATAATAGCCTGTTCTGTAACAGCCACGGCACCCATTGTGGTCTGAAGCAAAACTGTACAGTCGTGAGCTAGTTTATTAGAAAGATCAATGAATTTAAGTTTTTGATCTAATTTGTTTAAAAGAGCACAGTCTTGTCTGTTATATTCGATGAATTTCTTAAAATCATTATTGTACAATTGATCTAGTGTACCTTCATATACCGTCTTTGACTCGCCTACTTCCATTTCTCCGATAGCATCTAATCGATAGCTATGACGTTCTTCGTATGTATATTTTCTATACATTTCTAAGCTATCTAAGTGTACTCGACCACAGAGTTCATATGTTGTTGCAGTTTTACCGAATTTTTCAAACTCTTTTTTCTTGGGATACTGATTCCATAAGCAGAATCTTCTTGTGTCTTCTTTGCTGAGTACTTTAGTGACACGGTTAACAGTATACGGAATATCAAAGCCTTCCGAGTTCCAACCACTTAAAACATCTGCATCCTGGATGAGATCTAAGAATGTGTCTAACATATCTGCTTCGTTGTCAAACAGCATGGTATTAGGAAATTCTTCTACAGATTTCTTAGCCTCCGCTAAACTAAGAGTTTTAGGAGGTATAGCAAGACAAACAAGTGTGTCTAACCATTGAAGATGTATTGCGATTGCTGTAATCGGCATAAACGCATCGTCTGGAGAAGCATATCCTCTTTCGGGATCAAAATCTACCTCAATATCGAAAAATGCAACATTTAGTTTTGGAGCATCGGCATTGAGATAATGATCTTCTAGACACCGATAAATGGGATTGATATCAGATTCGTAGAGTTTTTTATTGCTATGAATTGCTAATTCTTTTCGTAATTCTTTTACATTCTTACAACTAACACGACTTAACGGCTCGCCGTGTATAGAAGTATACTTGCCTTTGGGATCTTTATAGTAGAAAATATGACGAGCAGGATATTCTTTGTAATGTCTCTGTCCCTTATCGTCACGTTCGACGACCAGAATCTGATCCTGATCTCGATCATAGAATGCATCAACGTAGCTCATAGTTCTCCATATGTGATTTACGGCTCACAAATACCTGTCATGCGGTTTATGGCCCGGCCTACCATCTCGTTCATATTTATAAATTAATTAGCATTCTTACTAATCCGACGCTGTCGATAGTGACAAGTAACAGATAATTAGCAAGCATCCCAAAGCTGCCACGAGTCCAAGCAGCCCAACCATACATACTGCAACCAACGATCCAAATAGGATATAGAATGAGTAAGGGTGGGGTAGGAACGGTGATAGCCATAGTGATGCTACAGCCAATGCTAATAGCCCAAGCCAAGACTTCCACAACAAATCTAAACGGCCACTCACGGTAATCTCTTTCTGCCCAGCGATAAATGTCAACGACTGCATTTGTTATTTGGTGCATTTATTCCTTCTCGGGCAATCGTTTTGTCACGCCCAAAATCATTTCGATCTCATCCCACTCTTCTTCGTGTGACTTCCAATTGTCTTTGTGTGCGATCTTGATCGCTTTGTTGATAATGCTAGGTTTGACCTGTAGCTCTTCTGCTACTGCTTTGACAGTTTCTTTGAGACCTTCTTGTAGATCTTCAACTTCACGGAGAACATTTGAACCTTCAGTGATCAAACGCTCCAACTTTGCTTTTTCTTCTGGACCATACATTTTAGCCATTTTTATTCCTTTACCTTATAAGTTTTTTTGAAAATATCTTTCTTTACTACACCGTAATCGTTTGGACCGTGCTTAACGATATAGTCTTCACCCGATGTGTAAT